CTAAGCATATAGTTATAACACCCTACACACACCCCATACCCACCCTCCCCGTATACCCATTTACATTAGGGTACCGTACTATGTAGGGACAACGAGACTATTCTGTAGACCCGGCACCTAGTTAAGCTTTAAGTACCGGTCTATCTTTAATATTAACAATGCCAAATACATTCAGGCATATAAAAGAAAAAGACCAGAGAAGTTAATCCCTGGCCCTTTCCCTACGAAAGCTCTAAGTTGTCCCCAACCTAGTAAGTTACTATTTAGTTCATCATCACTGATTATGTAACTCGAGGCATTACCCCCAAGTCTCCTAGGGCTTTCCTAAGAGGCTTATATCATATCACACTAAGCATATTCAAATCAAATAATATTAAAAAAAAATTAAAACGAATCCGGCATTGGTGTAGGCTCTGCTTTAGCCTTTGGGGTGAATGGCTTTTGCGCCCATCCGTTTGCCTTGGCAAAGGTGTCTATAATAGCTGATGCTTCTTTCATTGTTAGAGTGTCACTGTGTACTGGCATATTATGCTTCTTTATTAGGGCCATCTGTTTATCTGTTGCTGGGTTCATATTATTATCTCCTGTTGATTGGTTATTTATATATTGTACCCTCTTTTAGCAAGAAGTACAAGTTTTATTTATAATATTATTATTATTATTATATTTTAATGCTTCAATCTCTTTAGAAGTTATTATTATTAATATTATAATATTATTATTAGTTAATGCTTTTATTTTTAAACAGTCTTCTAAAACCCCCCCCGGTTGTTTTATTTAACGTCGAACAACCCGTCTATCTCTATACCGTAACACGACGACCATTTACGCGTCTTACGCTAGGCTCACCACAACTTGCCTTAAAGCTTTCTGTGGCCAAGGGTTCTCACCTGCAACCCGTGTCACGCTGGGTTTGCGCTTTCTAAAGAAAGAGTTTATTTAGTTGTATTATATCTTCTCTTAATATTACCACTCTTTTTCAAGAAGGTCAAAAGCTCTTCTCTTTTTAGAGCTGGTTCTATAGCAACAGTGCCGTCGGCTTTAGTTACCTTTAGCGGACCTGCTTTTCTATAGTTTACTTTATAATTCTTCATAGCCTACATAGTATAGCATATCCTTTACATTGTGAGGAATCTTTTTGTGATATATCACCAAACTCCATGTAATACTTTTCCCTAAGAGTATACAAAAGAAAAACCAGAGGTTTAATGCATGGCGAAGACAACAAGATTATTTTTGACTGAAACCCAGGAGTCGTATCTTGAATGGTTGTTGCAACCAACTGATTCTCGCAACCCTAAAACTAAAAAGGATTGGGCTGAACAACACGACCTTCACATCAACACTCTAGGCCAATGGGAAAAGAATAAAAATTTTGTCGAAAGGCACATGCTGGGTGTTAAAGGACTTGCTCAATCACCTGAGCGTGCCCAAGCTTTGCTAGATGCTTTATATATTAAAGGCATATCGGGTGATGTTAAATCCGCCGAGCTGTATTTAAAGGCCACTAACCAGATGCCTAATGCTGCACAACAAATAAATATTAAATCTGAGACATCTATTAAAGAATTATCTGATGAAGATTTACAAGCAATGATTTTAGAAATCACGCAAAAGAAACAACCAACCTTTAATATTATAAAGGATACAGAGTAATGAAAGCCGTTTGGGGTTATTACGAGTCTAGCTCTATTCAGGGTAAATCAAACTCTAATATGGTGCGCGCATTCAATACTTTAAAACGTGATTTAAAGCGTCAGCAAGATGACTTGCTTATGGACCATCAAGATGAGTCTACTGTTTCTGGCGGCAATGCTTCTACCTTTCAATTCCACTATTTGTTAATTGCAGACACTACACCAATGAGTGCTTCAACAGTGGTTCCAACTGCAGCTACCTTTGATGCTAATCAAGGTGCAACAGGAACTGCTAGCACATATTTCGAAACAAGAAGAGATTTTTACGAACCGGGAAGAGGATTCTAACATGGCTGTAATTGTACAAGTAAGACGCGACACTGCAGCAAACTGGACTAGTGCTAACCCAATTCTTCTTGCCGGCGAAATTGGTTCTGAGTATGATACCAACAAAGCAAAGATTGGTGACGGTACTACTAACTGGAATGGTCTTGCGTATTTAACTACAGCAACCGGACCGACTGGCCCGACCGGCTCGACAGGCCCCACTGGCTCGACCGGCCCTACCGGACCGACCGGGCCGACTGGAGCCACAGGCGCAGCGTCCACCGTGACCGGACCTACGGGACCGACCGGACCAACGGGACCGACCGGACCGACTGGACCGACTGGTCTTGGTTGGGTAGTTTATCAAGTAACTGGAGCAATTGCTTCTTCTGGTTCAACTGGCTTCAACATGGCAGCTGGTTACTTGGCTATGAATGGAACAGCACCAGGTGCTGCATCTGGTATCAACGTTGCCATTGGCGCAGAAGCTTTGGAAGCTTTGACAACTGGTGTTGCAAACTATGCATTTGGTGTTCAAGCATTAAATAAACTTACAACTGGTTCAAGAAACGTAGCATTAGGTTTCCGTGCACTTGGCGGTAGCGATTTTTATGCTGGTGGTTTAACAACTGGTAACCGCAACATGGCCATTGGTCACTATTCATTAGGTTTAAATAACGGTGATAAGAACACTGTAATTGGTGAGAACGCAGCATTCTATAATACAACTGGTGCTAAAAATACTTTCATTGGTTCTTATGCCGGCTATAGCAATAATGGTGATAATAATATTGCAATTGGTGAGCAAGTAATGTTTGGTGGATATCTTGGAACATCAAGTATTACTGGTAGTCATAACATTGCCATTGGCAATGGTGTAATGAACAAATTAACAAGTGGTAACTATAACGTTGCAATTGGACGCCAGGCTTTACAGAACACTACTACCTCATCAGGTCTTGTTGCAATTGGTGATTTTGCGTTAAATGCAAACACAACAGGTCAGAACAACGTAGCTATTGGACAAAATGCTTTAAAATTAGCAACAGCAAACAGTTCTAACATAGCCATTGGCAATAATAGTATGCAGGCTGCTACTACTGGTGGCTTCTCTGGTTTTGGTTTAAACGTTGCTATTGGTCAAGGCTCAATGAACGCTTTAACAACTGGCTATTTTAATATTGCTGTTGGTGCAGGCGCATTAGCTACAGCAACAACTGCTACTGCTAACATTGCTATAGGCTTTTATGCCTTAAGGGTAAGCACAGCTAACAACAACGTTGCAATTGGCAACCAAGCATTAGTAGCTAATACTACTGGTGCTTCTCTTGTTGCAATTGGTGCCAACGCATTATTATCTAACACTACTGGTACGCAAAACGTTGCAATTGGTCTTGATGCTTTGAGAGCTAACACTATTGGTACTAGCAACGTAGCCATTGGTCTTAATGCTTTAAAAGCTAATACAACAGGTATTAATAATACCGCTGTGGGTACTGGTGCTTTATCAGCTAACATAGGAGGTTCTAGAAACGTTGCTCTTGGCGGTGGTGCTTTACAAGTTAGCACAGTTGATGCAAACATAGCCATTGGTGGTGGTGCATTAAATGCGAACACCACTGGCACTAGCAACATAGCTATTGGTGACAGCGCATTATTAGCTAATACCACTGGTACTAGCAATATAGCTATTGGTACTCAAGCGTTATATACCGCTATTACAGCACAAGGTAACCTAGCAATTGGTTATAATTCATTATTTGCTAATACAACTGGTGGTTTTAATCTTGCCATTGGTAACAATACATTATCAGCCAACACTACTGGTGCGCAAAACGTTGCTATCGGTCTTGGTGCTTTACAAGTCAATACAATAGGTACAGGAAATGTTGGAATCGGTTATTTAGCATTAGCTGCCAACACAACTGGTTCAGGAAACGTTGCAATTGGTAATGGTGCTTTAACTGCTAATACTACTCCTGTAGGAAACATAGCCATAGGTGAAAATTCATTACAAACAAATACTACTGGTGGTGGCAATATTGGAATTGGTCTTCGAGCATTAAAAGCTAACACAACTGGTTATCAAAACACTGCTATTGGTGGTGACGCAGGCGCAGCATTAACTACTGGACATGAAAACACTGCAATAGGAAGTACTGCATTAGCAACATCTACAACTGATAACTATAATACTGCTATTGGTGTTAACGCTTTACGCTACACCGATGGTGGTGGTGGCAACACTGCAGTGGGTCCAGCTTGTTTGCAAGCCAATACAACAGGTTCAAGCAATACTGCAATGGGTGTTGGAACAATGCAATCTTCTACAACATCATCTAGTAACGTTGCAATAGGCAATAGCTGCGGTGCTGGACTATCTTCAGGTTCTGATAACACAATGGTTGGCTCTAGCGCAGGTTCTGCTATTACAACTGGTGGCAGCAATACAGCAATTGGTAAGTCAGCTGGTAGTACTATTACAACTGGTGGTAATAATACTACAATTGGATTTGACGCAACTGCATCAACTGCAACTGTATCCAATGAAATAACATTAGGCAACTCATCAATTGCTACAATTCGTGCACAGGTAACTTCAATAACAGCATTGTCTGATGCCCGCGACAAGAAAAACATTAAACCATTAAAGCATGGTTTAGCACTTGTTAATTCACTCAATCCAGTAGAGTTTGATTGGGATATGCGCGATGGTGCTAAAGTAGATGTTCCTGATATGGGTTTCATTGCACAAGACCTTGTTGAAATAGAAGATATTCTTAATGCTCATGAGACATTGCAATTGACATACCGTTCCAACCCTGATAAGCTAGAAGCTACTTATGGTAGACTTGTACCAATATTAGTCAATGCAATTAAAGAACTGTCTGCTCGAGTTGCAGAACTAGAGGAAAAATAATATGTTAGAATATTTAAACCCAACACCAGAAGAACAGCTCGCGCGAGATATAAAAGGTTTGCAAGATTCTGTTGATGTTATCAATGAACTCATTACTATAGAGCTAGACGCACAACAGGCATCTTTTTTAAGAGCAAACATTGACCATATTATTATCATGCTCGATAAAGAACATCTTAAAGAAGATACATCAGATAAATCAGTTTTTACTGCAGCAGTTGCAGCAGGAGAAGCTAAGCTAGCTTAATATTAAATTACGAAGGACGTAATATGAAACAATTCTTTTTCTTAGCCGGAATGCAACGCTCTGGCGCAACATTACTTAGTGCAATATTAAATCAAAATCCAGATGTGTGGGTTTCTCCGGCAAGTCCGTTATTTAGAATGATGCTTACGCAAACACAAAGTCACAATGAATTAGAAAATATAGACTATAGTAGAAGTGCTGCAATAGATGACACCATTGCAACCATTCCACACGCGTTTTACCAAGACAAGTCAGCCAAGTACATTATTGATAAAAATCTTAATTGGCCAAACCCGCTAGGTGTAGAATTAATTAATAGATATATAACAAAAGATATTAAAATAATATGTCCAGTAAGAAATGTTTTAGATGTTATAGTTTCGTTTGATACAATTATTAACGCTCATCCCGATTCTAAAAATAACCAAATGGATGAACAAGTGTTAGCTTCAACTTTTGGCAATTTGCCATTAGCAGATAGAAGAGCAGATTTCTTGATGCGTCATGATAAAGATATAGCTTTAAGTTTAAATTTTATGAAGCATGCTTTAATTCCAGAGTATCGTCACATATTTCACTTTGTTGATTATAATGATTTAACCACCAACCCAGAGCAGGAGATTAATAAAATATATGCATTCTTGGAAATTGAGAAATACAATCATAAATTTAATAACATTGAAGACCGCTCAGGCATCTCTGAAGACAGTCTTACAGGCATTAAGAACTTACACAAAATCAGACCAAAGATAGAAAAGAAATCTAGAAAACCAAAAGACGTGCTTCTGCCAGAAACAATAAAACGTTATTCTAATCTTGAGTTTTGGAAAAATATTTAAATGCAATTAGAAGACCTAATTAATGAATATAATTTCCGCAAATGTCGTGGACCAGAAAATGCTACACCAGAACAATTGGTTGAAGCATTTGATTTTTTCTGTGCCAATTTTGTTTATATTAAACATCCAAACAAAGGCCGCATACAATTAAATTTAAGACCAGCACAAAAAGAAGCAGTACAAGCATGGGTAGAAAACAGATATTCAATAGTATTAAAGTCACGTCAGATAGGATTCTCCACTCTGGCAGCGGCGTATTCTTTCTGGTTATGTTTCTTTGCACCAGACCGTTTCATCGTTATGTTGTCAAAGACCGAAAGAGAAGCCGCAAAACTATTATCTAAAGCTAAATATATTTATAAGTTCTTGCCAGACTGGTTAAGATTATCAGGCCCGGAACTAATACAAAACAATGTTTTAAAGATGACATTTAATAATGATTCAGTAATTGAGTCAATGCCATCTGCTAACGAGCCTGCTAGAGGTGAATCTGTATACTTGGCTATAATCGACGAGATGGCCTTCTTGCCTAACCCAGAAGAAGCCTGGGCATCAATAGAGCCAATTGCAGACGTAGGTGGTCGAGTCATCTGTCTATCTACTGCCAAGGGTGAAGGTAATATATTTTTTAACTTATGGCAAGGGTCACAGAATAATACTAATAGATTTAAAGGAATCTTTTTTCCATGGTCAGCTAACGGAGACCGTGACCAATCTTGGTATGACGCTCAGGCCGCAGAACTACCACCATGGCAGCTACATCAGGAGTACCCTTCTAACCCAGAAGAAGCCTTTATTCGTTCCGGTAGACCAGTTTTTGACCTTGATTGTTTAAATAGATTTTTAATAAGTTTTCCTAAAAAAGGTTATAATAAAAAATTGTCAGACATGAGGAACTCTTACATGTTTGACCCAGATGGTGGACCGTTATCGATATGGTTAATGCCACAGGCTGGGGCTAGATACGTTGTTGGTGCTGACGTTGCTGAAGGTCTAGCTAGAGGTGACTATTCGTCAGCCCATGTCATTGATGCCAAGTCAGGTGTAGTCGTAGCCCACTGGCACGGGCACATAGACCCAGACAAGTTTGGAGAAGATGTTCTATATGCTCTTGGATTCTTTTATAATGAGGCTTTAATAGGAGTTGAATCCAATAACCACGGTTTAACAACTTTAACTGCTTTAAACAAATCTAAATATACTAACCTTTATAGACAACGTAGATTAAACCAAAGACATTCAGAAGCCACAGAAGCATTGGGTTGGCGCACAACAACATTAACTAAACCTTTAGCTATAGATGAGTTGAATGCTAATCTAAGAGATGGTATACTAGACCTTAGGTGCGAATTTACTATTGCTGAACTTAAGACCTTTGTTAGAGATGATAATGGTCAAACTCACGGAAGTCCTCATGATGACAGAGTTATGAGTTTAGCCATAGCAAATCAAATGTTAAAATATGTGTGGTTGCCAGAATATAAAGGCAAAACAGATATTCCATATGGCACCTTAAACTACTTCGCCGCAACGATAAAGAAGCAGCCTAAAAAGCTAGAACGATATCTTATAGGCGAATTTAACTTCTATAATGATAAGATGTAATACTTTTACCTACTATTAGGACTTCTATGAAATGTACAACCTGTTCAACTCCAATTGAAGAAGAAAATGACCTGAAAAGGCAGCTTTGCTTCAAATGTCATGTCAAAGGCATTCGTTTTGGTTTTGTAAGTGTAGGGTATGGACAGTCTGAATGGAATAATTCAACTATTAGGGAGACTCAAAGAATGTACGAAGCGATGCCAAATGTTGAAAAAGTATCTACACGAAGAGAACTAATCTAGTGGAGTGGTTAGTCCCGCTAGCTGTTGCCGTTATTGGTGGACCACTAGTTGTTGTAGTCCAAAGCCTTAGAAAAGAAAACACTAGCCAGCATGCTGAAGCCAGAGAACTATTAAAGATGGTTGCCGGTAAGGTAGATAAGGTTGACGACAAGTTAGATGGTCATATTTCATGGCATCTATCTAGAACGCGCAAACCTAAAGTTAAAAAAGATGAAGTAATTATTAAGGCTGATTGATGAAAAAAGAAATAAAATCATTTCCTAAAATTACATCAAAGAAACCAACCAAAGGTAAAAAGATAGAAGTGCCAGCAGTTAAAGCTGCTAAAAAAGAATTAGCTAAAGCACAAAAAAGATTAACAATTGAAATAAAGAAATCCAAAACAACGACTAAGAAAAAAGGAAAATAATCATGGCCGCAAAGAAACCAACAATGGCGCAAGCCTACAAAGCAGCACAGAAATCAACAGCTGCTAAACCAAAAGACAAAGGCATCGTAGGCGAAGGCAAAGATGTTCTTAAAGCTACTGGTAACAGCGTCAAACAACAAGCAGAGTTTATAGCTGCAGTAGGTAAAGGTGCTGCTAAAGGCGCAGGCAAAGTTGCTAAAGGCGCAGAAAAAGTTGCAGGAAAAGTTGCTAATATAACTGTTGGCGATGTTGCATCTACTCCATACGATTCTGCAAAAGCTGTAGCTAAAGGTGCAGGAAAAGTAGCTGCTAAAGTTGGAGATTTTTTGGGCGGCAGTAAAAAAGTTGGTCGTCTTGGCTCAATGGCAGGAAAAAAAGCACTTGACCCAATGACATATGTGGGTAAAGCTGCAGGAAGTAAAGCAAAAGATGCAAAAGCTAATAAGGCTCGTCAAGCAACTGATTCAAAATATGATAAGGTTAGTGGTACACCAAGACCTAATAAGCGAAAGCCAATTGACCCTGGTATGTATGGCCTTAATCAAAGACAAGAAAAAATTCCAAAACGTCAACAATTAAGAAGAGGTAAATAATCATGGCAATAATTCCAGCAACAATAACTGGTATACTGGGAGGCGCTGCTGCATATGTGGAGTTTCCTAACGTAGATGATGCTGATAGTCTTGCAATTCAAGTAACTGGAACGTGGGCAGGTACAATCTCCTTCGAAGCTTCAGCTATCGTAGAAGGCGCAACACCAACATATACTTCATTTACTCTAGTAAGTGGTGCACAAACAAGTCATATTACTGCTGTTGCATCAACAACAACTAATGGTTTGTTTATTCATGAAACGTATGGCATTCCTTACTTTAGAGTAGTAATGTCTTCATACACTTCTGGCACTGCAAGCATCACTGGTATATTTTCAAGAACAGCCAAGTAATGCCGGGTAATCCAAATTATCCAGCATTACCTTCAACTACAACTAAGAACTATACTCCTAGAAAGAAGAAGAAAAATGGCAGCAAAAAAAGCAAGTAAGCCAGTATGGGAAAAGGCACGCCCTAAATCTTTAGGTAAACCAAAGAAGTTATCACCAGCACAAAAAGCATCAGCTAAAGCTGCAGCTAAAAAAGCAGGACGCCCTTATCCAAATCTTATAGACAACATGAGAGCAGCTAAAGGTAAATAATGGCTAAGACTCCTGCATGGCAAAGAAAAGAAGGTAAGAGTCCTACAGGTGGATTAAATGCTAAAGGCCGTGCATCAGCAAAAGCTCAAGGCATGAATTTAAAACCACCAGTATCCGCTAAGCAGGCAGCGAAATCACCAAAGGCCGCAGCAAGAAGAAAATCATTTTGCGCAAGGATGGAAGGAAATCCAGGACCAATGAAAGATTCTAAGGGAAGACCAACTCGTAAAGCGTTGGCATTAAAGAAGTGGGATTGCTGATATGGCACGCGAATCAAATTCAAATAAACTATCAACATACAGAGGTTATATAGACTATGCCAAACGTTGGCGTACCGGAGAAAACTATGACCAGCTTTGGCAAAGGTTAATTAACTTATATCGCGGTAAACAATATCGTGGTGCATCAACTGGTGATAGATTGCTTGTCAATATTTCTTTTTCTACTATTAATACTTTAGCACCAGCCGTTTCTATTGGTCGTCCAAAGATTAATGTTAATCCTCGTAAACCAGAAGACGGTGATAAAGCAATCGTTACTGAATCAATTATTAACTATTGGTGGGGTCATTACGGATGTCAACCAGAGTTCCAAAGAGCAGTTAAAGATTATCTAATTCTTGGTCATGGTTGGGTTAAGACTGGTTATCGTTTTGTTGAAGAAGCAAAACTCGATGATATTGAATATTCAGCCGATGAAGCTGCCGGCCCAGAAACTACGGATGATGTTGAAGCTCAAACAATTATTAGAGAAGACAGACCATTCTTAGAGCGTGTTGACCCATTTGAAATGTATGTTGACCCAGATGCAACATCTGTTAATGATATGCGTTGGATTGCACAACGTACTCGCCGTCCGTTAAAGGATGCAAAGATAGATAAGCGTTACGATGCCGCCGCAAGAAAAGAATTAAGTCCATCTGGATATCAAAAATATGGTAATCAAGACGTAGGTTATATGTCTGCTCAACAAGCATTTACTTCTAATCCAGACAATGCTTATTGCGATATCTATGAATATTATAATATTGATACCGGTGAGATGTGCGTGTTTTCTGATTCAGGTGGTGACAAGTTTTTAATTAAACCAATTAAGATGCCATACGAGTTTGGTCACCCTTTCTTTATGTTGCGTAACTATGAGGTTCCTGGATTCTTTTATCCAATGGGCGAACTAGAAGCAATCGAGCCATTGCAGTATGAATTAAATGAAACCCGTACGCAGATGATGTTACATAGAAAGCGTTATAGCCGTAAGTGGTTGTTTCAAGAATCAGCATTTGATGATGATGGTAGACAGGCTTTAGCATCTGATGAGGATAACGTTATCGTTCCAGTTAAATCTGGTGAGAACTTAAATAACGTTGTTGTTCCAATGCCGGCGTTAATTAACCCACCTGAATTTTATAATCAGTCTTCGTTGATTACTAACGACATTGACCGTGTATCTGGTGTGTCTGAATACCAGCGTGGTGCAATTCCAGAAACAACTAGAACTGCCCGCGAAGCATCAATTATTGCTGAAGCTGGTAATGCTAGAGTAGCTGAGAAACTTGTAGCTATTGAAAATGCTATAGCTCAATGTGCTTCTAATCTTATTATGCTAGCTCAACAGTTTATGACTGGAGAGCAGACTGTAAGAATAGTAGGAACTGAATCTGCACCTGTATGGTTAACATTTGATAAAGATTATATCTCTGGTGAGTTTGATTATACTGTTGAGGCTGGTTCTACAGCTCCACGTAATGAAGCTTTCCGTAGAGACATGGCTTTACAGATGGTTTCGGCAATGCAACCATTTGCTCAAGCTGGTCTTGTTAACTTACCTAAATTAGCAGAATACGTACTTGGTATAGGGTTTGGTGTTAAAGACCCATCTTCTTTCTTACAAGAGCCACCAGCACCTGAAGCTCCACCAGAGGGTCCACCACCGGGCATGGAAGGTATGCCACCAGGTATGCCACCAGAGATGATGGAAGGTATGCCACCAGAATTGCCACCAGGTTTAATACCAGGAGGACCAATTCAAGGTCCAGGCGGACAACCAACTGAAGGCGCCCTTCCAGGCAGCATTCAAAGTCTTCCACCAGAGATAATTCAAGCACTATTAAGTGGTCAGTAAACACTCCATGTAATACTTTTCCTTAGTAGTAGGAACATTGTATATAAATAAAAATAGGAACAACCAAAGAAGGATAGGATTCCATAATGACAGATAATAATATTGCTAACCCTGAAAACGTAATTGACCCCATTGCAGATGGACAAGTTGATGAAGTGACAGAGGTCATAGCAGAAACTCCAGAACAAGAACAAGAATTATTCGACTATACAGAGATTGCTGACAAAGTCATCAAGCTCCAAGTAGATGGCGAAGACGTTGTTGTTCCCGTTAAGGAGGCTCTAGCTGGGTACCAACGTCAAGCGGATTATACCCGTAAGACCCAAGAACTCAGCGAACAAAGAAAGCAAGTACAGTACGCTAGTGCATTAGCAGAAGCTCTGCAAAATGACCCAGCTGCTACCTTGCAGTTGTTGCAACAGCAATACGGTGTAGCCACTCAACCTCAAGAGGATGAATGGTTAGACCCAGCTGAACAACAATATCGACAGTTAGAGCAACGCATCGCAGCTTTCGAACAACAGAAAGCCATAGATGAGTTAACTAGGACTATTGATTCTTTGCAAAGCAAGTACGGTGATGATTTTAACGCTGATGAAGTCGTAGCCAAAGCACTAGCGTCTGGTTCAACAGATTTAGAGGCAGTCTTTAAACAGATTACCTTTGATAAAGTTTATTCTACAGCCTCTGAGGCAAAGAAGAAACTAGTTGAAGACCAGTCTAGGGTTGAGGCCAAACGTTCAGCATCAGTGGTTTCTGGTGGCTCTGCCAACAAAAATTCAGTCGCACCCAAAGCTGCTAAACCAACGTCAGTTTTTGAGGCTTTTGAACAAGCTAAGAAGACGTTAAATTATTAACCAAACAACAACAACAAACAGGAGATATTAACATGGCCGGCAATCCCGACTTTAATTCACTGTTGTCAACTACGCTGCAGAACTATCAGCCGACGTTAGTCGACAACATTTTCAAGGACCTAGTCCTTCTTAACCACCTCAACGAGCGCGGACGTGTCCGTGTTGAAGAGGGCGGCACCCAAATCATCGAACCATTGATGTACGCTGTCAACGATACTGTTGCAACA